CAGCCTCCCTAATCGCATCGGCTTTATCTTTCCACATCGCTATCTGCCGGTTAATCAGCGTGGCTTCCTCTATAGTGGCGGTCTGTAGTTGGTCATTGAGGATTTGGATATTATCGCCTATCTCCTTTAAATTGCCGGCATTATTATTAATTTCCGCAGCCTTGCCGGCTTCCCTAATCTTGTCTGCATATTGCTGCCATAATCCTATCTCTTTATTTATTTCTGCGGCTCTTTCCATAGACGCGGTTTGCAGTTCCGCGTTAAGCGCCTGTATATTCGCCTCAATACCTTGTAGCGTAGAGGCATTTTTATCATACGCTTTACCCAAATCCCCTACTTCTTCGGTAGTATCTTTAACTGATTTTCCAACGTTCTCTATTACATCTGCTTTTTGTTGCCATAGCTCTATCTCTCGATTTATTTCTGCGGCTCTTTCCATAGACGCGGTTTGCAATTCTGCGTTAAGTGCCTGTATATTATCTTTGTATTCTTTTAAATTATCAGCATTAGCCGTGTACGTTGGTACTTTTACAGTTTGCGTCCCGGTTCCGGCCGTCGAGGTGTAGGTATAATCTGAGGCGTTAGGCTTATCCAGCGCGGGTGCTGGTGTCTTTGGCTTGGATACCTCTACCGCTACCTCCACCTTTTGTTTGCCCAGGCCCAGAATGTTTTTAAGCCACTCCCATGCCTCCTTACATTTTTCTACCAACCACTCGAAAGCCTTAGCCAGGCCGTTCATTATAGCATTTGCCAACGGCTTTACAACCCCCCAAACCTTATCTACGATTTTCCGGAAGCTCTCGCAGTTTTTATACGCACCTATCAGACCCGCCACCAGTGCGCCGATAGCGGTGATAATTAAGCCTATAGGGTTTGCGGTCAGCACCCAATTAAGCACCTTTTGTACGGTAGTCCACGCCTTAGTAGC